GAAGGGTCTCCTGAAGCGCTATTAAGTGTTCTTAAAGATTCAAAGACATCTTTCATAGCGGTTCTTACAACAGCACCAGTACCGTTATCTGGCGAAAAATTACTTGCTGATTCTTTTCCTGTTGAATTAACTCGTGTCATTCTTAATTAACCTCCACGACCATATCCTACCGCTGTATAAGAGAAATTTCTACTTATAGCAGAACCGCCACTATTTTTAAAAGTAATTGTGAAACCAGTTCCACTTATATTTGTTATTTCAAAAAACTCACCTGTACCCATGTTTTGTGCAGTAATCCCGATACTTGGTGGATAAAAATTAACACCACCAATTGAACTTGTACCTGTAAAAAACGGTGCAGCAAAACTAACATTTTTGGCACCTGCACCTGAAGATATTAAACTTGTACTTTGTTCTGTTCTAGTTAATAAAAAGGCATTAAATCCAAGCTCACTTATTAAAATATTTTCATTTACGTTTTCTGTTAAAACTTCTAACTTAAAATCAAAACCTCTTCCTTTAAATGTTCCACTTGTAACTTTATTATAAGAAGAATAAGTAGGAGAACTTGCCGGATTATCATTTGTTGTTCTTACAAACAAAGTAGCATTTACATTGTTAATTGCACTTCCATCTACATTCTCATGCAAATCAAAATTAGGAATAGAATCAAATAAATTAGATAAATTTGCACCTTGACAAAGAATATGAGAATCTATTTTTAAACTAAAAACAGCACCTAAATCCAAAGCATTAGCAAAAGTATATGAGCCAGAAGCATTCGAAGCCGGATTTGTTAATTGAAGTAAACTTGAAGAAACAGTAAGATTAGTTTTTGTACCGCCAAAAGATGGGTTTTCTCTTTGTTGAGGTAGTGCTAATTCTTCTCTTAATGTAGGGGTTGTTAAGACAATACTTGCATCCCCTTCACTAAAATTTCCTGATAAATCTCTAAACTTTAAAACGTATTCACCTGCTTTTGCAGGTACAGTTGCTTCTGTTGAAATACCACTTATTGCTTCTATTAAATCAGTTGAATTAGAAAAAGTACCAGTTCCGTCAACTCTAGGGCTGTGACGTATATATACTTGCCCTCCAAATTTTACATCTATCGAAGTTGTTTGTGTCCAACGTAATCTTACTTGGGTGTCATCAATTGGTTCTAAAGTTAAATTAGAAACATTTTCAGGCGGTTCAGTTTGACCTACTGCTGTAAATTCTAAGGTTGATGGATTAGTTGAAGGTTGATTTAAAGCATTATATGAAAAAACCTTAAATTCATAAAAACCTTCTCGTGTATTTAAAATTTCTAAATTAGAAGAAGTGGTGTCAATTTGTGTAAAGTCGCCATTTTCATACCTGTAGTAAACTCGATATTTACTTGCCCCTTGAACATTTTGCCAATCCAAAATTATTTTTGTAACTGCTCTATTATTTATTTCTACAATTTGTTCATTGGCTCTTAAACCTGTCGGAGGTAATTTTATTTCTGTTAATGTATTTATACTTCTTATTGGTAAAGTTTCATTGTTTTCTACAAAATTATATTTAGCATTATCATGTGATAAAGCTGTAATTGTATAAGTAGAGTTATCGTTTTCTTTAACACTTATAACTCGCCATTTTGTAGTTTCTAAACCTGTTGATTCAAGAATATAAACAGCATTTGGATTAGGGTTAGTTGTAAAAGCAGACGCAATAGTGATAGTACTGTTATAAATATTAGTAACAGTACGAGTTTCCAAAGTATTGTCGGGCAACATACAAGACAAAGTTGGACTATAAGCTAAAGCAGGTATATCTGTATTTGAAAAATCATCTAATATTATAGTGGTGCCATTTGCACTAATTATTTTTCCTCCACGTCTTACCCCTGCTTTTACAGGGTCAGAAATCTCAATAATATGTCCGCATCTTACTGAAACACCTGCATCAATAGTCGTAGTAAAAGAGCAGGTTTCGCCACTATTCTGCTCATTATATAAAAACCATCTACCTAATCTGTTTGCTTGTCCTCTTGAGGTACAAGCAAAAGCATTTATATTTTTAGTAACTATTCCATATTTGTTTTGAATATCAGCATCAGCTTCGACAGTTTCAACATCAATATCTTGAGTAATCATATTAAAAAAAGAAACATTAATAACTGTGTTTCTTGTTTTTAAACTTGAACCTGCATAAAGAAATCCATCTTCAGTTACATTTGCTGCTGTAAATAAAAACATTGGTTCAGCAGGTGCATCTTGACTAATTGCTATTGAACCTCCACTGTAAAAAGGCATAACCCTCATCACAGAACAAAGTTGGTTAATTAAGTTAAAAGCATCTTGTGACTGTGTGATGTTGACATTACAAGCAAATCTTGGCTCAGTCCCACCTTCTCCATTATCAACTTGAAAACCGCAATACTCACTGACTGTTTTAAAGGTGAATTTATTAATATTATCAGCAGGTATAGAACATCCATATCTGTCATTTCTTAACAGATCGTATAAAATCCAAGCAGGATCTGTTGTCCATGCTTTATTTGCAGCAAACTGACCGTTCCATGTTCCATTATAAGTGATTGAGCCATCTTGCAAATTGACAGTAGCATTATTAGGAATTTCAACTTTTATACCTCGTAACCTATAAAAACGTCTTGGTATTCTAGGGAACTGTTCAGCGTTTAAACGCAATGCTGCAAGTGCAGTATTTGGATAAGTATTTTGTTGAAAAATTATTTCTGTTGCAGTATGAAAGCTAAAAGCATTAATTAATTTAGCGTCAGTACTATCTGCAGTAATTCTTTCAACTCGCACTTGTACAGGATATGAAGTTGTAGAGCTAAAGTTAACAATGTAATCTCTAAAGTAAGCGTTAGTAGATCGACCTTTAACAGTGTCAGTTATTGCTGTAGTTGTTGTGCCATTATTTTCAATTGTTTTTATTCTCAATTCAACCTCGACCCCTGTAATATCACCATCATCTTCAAATTTCTGCAAAGTTCCAAATCTTAAAGTAACTCTGCAAGCGTTAATAGAATTGGATTGAATTGTATGAGTAGCCGGACTCGAAGTTGTAACGTCTGTAGTCACACTTTTTTCTGTCTCTGTATTTTTTATACCTTGTATAAATGACTGACTATTTGTGCCAACCCTAAAGTCAAATCCTACATTTTTGTAATTAAAGTCAGAATCATCTGGCGCTTGTACTTTTGCTAAAAATTCTGCATCTGTTAATGTATTGCTTACATTTAAAATTGGAGTTTTGTTTAAAAAAACATCAGTTTTTGCTGCTGTTTTATAAGCAGAATTATTTGTGGCAATTCCACGTTTAGAAGGTGTAGCAAATCCTTCAATCTCGCCTTCTGAAATTATTTCAAGTATGGTATTAAATTGTTTACTAGAAAGTGCATCTGAAGGTAAATCAGGATTAATTATAACTTCGTTTTCGTCAAATTCTTTAATGCTCATTAATTACTACCCTCCACTTGTACTGTATCAACCCCATTAGAAATAGTAATAGAGCCGACCATAATTTCACCATATACTAAATTGACTGGAACACCTGCTCTGCTAACGTTTGTCAGGCCAGTAAAAGAATAATTACTAGCTAAAGCTGCAGGGTCTGTTTGGTCCATACTGCTCGCTGCACTTGCAGTATTTTGTTGCTGCGGACTTATCATTTGAGTTACTCCATCAATAATCATAGAAGTACCTATAGATGTCAATGCCCCAGATACAACTGTTGCTAACAACTTACTACCAAGTAACTTGGCTCCAATAGCAGCACCACCTGCAGAAAATAATCCACCTAAAGCTAGTGTGAAAAAGAAATTTCCATGGGCTATAGGTATGATTTGTATGTCAGAATCAGTTTTAAGGCTTAATAAATCTTCTGTAATTTTTAAATCTCCACAATTAATTTGGTAATACTGGTCAGCCATGTGTTTTTCCAAACCTTTAAAATTGCAGTGTAAAAAACTTAATGCTTCTATTGGACTTGCAACATCAGCTTCTAAAACCGATTGGCCTATAAATTTTCGTAGTCTTCCGTAAACTTTAATTTTTTTTAGCATTAGTTTTTTGGTTTAATTGAAATAATTTGTTCTGTTTCAGGACAGACTAAATAAAAATCTACGTCTAAATGATTACAACTTGCTATGTCTGTTTCACTAAATTTTAATTCACCATCTGGATGGCTATGAATTATTCCAATTACTTCTCCTTGATCTTCATAGTGCGCCCAATCATCTGGGTCAATAACAAATGAAAACTTTGGGTTTTCCTTTGCCAAATTTCTACAAGGACCATAAATAATATTATCTTCTTTTTTAATCAACATACCGCAACATTCTTCTGGCTGACATTTTCTAGCATGAGCAAAAGCAAACTGTTTCCAATTGTCAGACATTAATTAATAAAACCTCCGACACTAGGAAACTCATTTCTTGTTACTTGTCTTTTAGGTAACTTTTTATTTTGTTGATCTAATCTACTTACTAATTCAAACTGTACAATATTTCTGCTTTCACTTTGTTTTCTGTCAATAAAAAAAACCTCTTGAGGTAACTCGTTATTATTCGGTGTACCAAAAGGATTGCTATTACCAGAAAAATTAGCAGCATCTAAAGATGATGCTAATACTTGAAGTCTTGTAATTTTTGCATTTATAAGATCATTATGAGGTGTAATAAAATTAACTAAAATCATTAAATCTGTTACTGTAATAACATTTCCACCTCTTGTTATTCCTCCAAGATTACTCATAGTTAAATTTGGTCTAGGGATTTGACCACGACCTTCAAAAGCAAAACCCTCTGCCACGATAGGAAATCTTTGATAACTATTGCCTTGCCAAATAATTTCTGAGTTTGTTTTCATGTTTGTACCAGAATGAAATCTAAAAAGTGTTGGTACATTCGAAGGATTACCAGAAGCATAGTGAGTTCCTTCAACCAATTCCATTACAAAAAGTTCAATTTTTGCAGAAGGTGTAATTGATTGAAGTTCTGATATAGGTATAGCCATTTAACTAAACAAGGGTTCGGCAACTTGTTCTAAGGTTAAATTCATTCTTACTCTGTTTAAAACAGGAAAAGTTGAGTTGCGTCTGACACAGATAAATTTTTTACCAGAGTACTTATTATTAAGTCTTGTAAATTCAAAAGATTCTTGACCTGCATCAAACTGGGTATCAAGAAAAGTATTAATAATATCTGCATCTGTTTGAGATATTTCAAACTTTAACTGCAAAGTGATAAGTCTTTTATTAACAGGTAATCCTTCTATTAATCTCTGCTGATAACCGTCTCCAAGTTTGACTGTTATATAATCTTGTTTAACAGTTTCTTGAGTATTATAAAGTGGTTCAATTGAAGGAAAAGTAGCCATATTAACCTGCTAAAAGCCCTCCCGATCTTTTCTGTTTTATTATTTCTGATTGTATAGCAATAGCAATCTGTTGTCCAAGTTCGTTCCCTTTAGTATCGCTGCCTTCTACTTCACTGCCACTTGCGTCTACATTTACATTTATATTTACAGAACCCATAGATGAATTTGGACTAATAGTGCCAGAACTATTTGGTGTAAATAATTCTGGACCACGTTCGCCGACTATATATGACTGACCACGAGAGACAGGTCCACCCATTGCTCTTTTCTTAAATATCCCTCCTAAAATATTTCCAAAAAATCCTTTATTTTTTCCTCCATCACCAAATACAGCATCACCAATACCGCTAAACATATTACTTAAAGCTCTGTCCATTAATTTATTTTTTAAATTATTTAAGACATTTGTCATTGCTTGACCAAATGTCTGTGTACCATTTATTGCACCTTTAATATTTTCTACTAACCCACGTTCTAATGTGTCACCTAATTCTTTTGAAATACTTACTTGATCTTTAACTTTTTGATTTAAAATTTCTTGCCTATCTATTTGATAATCTTTTAATAATAATCTTGATTTTTCTAATCTTAATTGTTCATCTTCTATACCCATGGCTTCTTCCATTTTGTTTTGAAATTCGAACTGTCTTTCTAATAACTGTCTATCAATATCATCTTCTACTTGTTTGATTTGTACTCTTTGCTTAAGTAATTTTATTGTATTTGCAGCCTTCTGATTAGCACTGCCCTCTTCAAATTTTCTTTCTTCTTGCTTGATTCCGGGACCTGCAATAGCTTTTCCACTTGCTGTGTCATAAGTAAACTCTCCAACAGTATATGTTTTATTCTTTTCCATAATTGCATTAAATTCTTTTAATTTTTTATTTCTTTCTTCAAGCTCTTCAATTTCTTTTCTTAATTTTGAAGCCTGCTGCATACCTATAGATGCACCACGTTTTTGATTTTTCAGTTTTTCTTGTAACGCTTCAAGTTCTGCCTCCTTGACTTTTTGTAAATTTGCTAACTGTTCTTCAGTACCATTTTTTAAGGTCTCTTGTAATTTTTTAGCTTCTCTGTTTTGTTCAATATAATAACCAGTAATACCTGTAACAGCTAAAGTTATACCTGCAAGTGCTGCTAAAAATGGACCACCTGCTATACCTGTAAATAAAGAAATTGTAGTTGCTAATGTTTTAAATGTTCCGATAATTGCAACCATAGGTGCTTTTAATGCAGTAAACGCTACAACACCTGCTGTAACAACAGAAACCACAGATATAAAGCCTGCAGGTAAAGTATTTATAATTTCAATTAACGCTGTAAGTGTTACAGTTACACCTTTCGTAGCCGGCAGCAACCCCTTACCTAAGGCAATTTGTAATCTTTCAACTTCATTTTGAAAATTCTTAAATACTTGCGTTGGGTCTGCTTCGACCAAAGCTTTAAGTGCCGGTGCTCCCTCCTCTTCAATTTTCTTTAAAGCTCTTATAACTACTTCACTTGTTATTTTTCCTTGACTACTAAATTCTTTTAATTTACCAACTGTTGTACCAAGTTCATCTGCAACTGGTTTTAACAGTGTCGGTATTTGTTCAGATATACTTCTAAATTCATCGCCTTGTAGTCGGCCTGAACCAAGTGCTTGTGCTAATTGTCTAAAAGCATTTGACGCTTCAACACTGCTTGCACCTGCAAGTTTTGCTGCTGTATTAAAACCTATAAACGTGGTTCTTATATCTTCTACACCGACTCCTAGCGGTGCTAGACGTGCGGTTATATTTGTAACCCCATCCAACGCTTCAAGTGTACTGATACCAAAAAGCTTTTGAGCATCAGCAGCTATTTTTTGTGATTCAGCAAAAGTGCCAGTTTGTTCTGTAAGTAATTTCAATCTTAAATTTAACTTGTCAAAATTTGCTGCAGCCTGTACTGATCGCCTGCCAAATTCAGCAATTGCAACTGTACCAATAATTTTTCCTAACTTTCCAAATTGAGTTGTAATGCCTTTATTTCTTTTTTCTAAAACCTTAAATGATCTATCTAACTTTGCACTTGCATTCTTTAATTTATTGATTGAACCAACAGCTCTTTGCGTTATTACATCAATAGTTACCGCTGCAAATGCCATCTAATTACTTTTTTCTTATAGTTTACCTTTAATTCTTGTATTTTTCTAATGCTTCCTTCTCGTTCTCTCCTTTTAATTCATAATAGGCTGCAAAATGTATAAATTCAGATTGAGATAATTCTTTCCTCAATCTGCTTACAGTCATTTTAAGTTCTGTTGCTAGGAAAAATTCAAAGTAAAGCCAATTATCCCCCTTTAATCTTCCTTTGCTTCGTCTAAATCCTCATCTTCTGATACGCCGAATAAAAATAATTCCAATTGATTCAATACAGCTTCAGGTATTTCCCTGCGAAGTCTCACAGCATCACCTTGGCCAAAGGCAGGTGTTCCATCTTCATTCTCTGCTTTATGAACAAGCATCTGTGTTGATATTTTTACCGCATCCTCAGTACCTGCATACGCTTGAACCGCCATTCTGTCTGACCTTGTTATTGGTTTAAAATATAAATCACATAAAGGACTGCCATCTGGCTTGTTTAATGTGAACTTTCTTCTTTGTGAAAGGTCAAAAGCACCAGTGATAAGATCAATGGTGCGTACTTTTGATGCTGTCATAAATTATATAGCAAAAGTAATTGGTCCACTTACTTGAAAGTTTACAGTTTGAGTTGTAAGTTCGCCAACAGTAGAAGCCGCACCTGCACCAGTAACTATTCCATTAAAAGAATATTTTTTGTTACCTGAAGTATTCAAAAATAAGTTAAATGAAGCATCTGCTGTATCTTCAGATGTATTTACATCTGCAAGTAATTCTGCAACTCCGTCTCCACTTGTTTCTGTGTACTGAACTTCAATTGTACCTGTAGCACTTTTCAATCCACCACCAAATGTTCTTGATGTTGCACCGTGAGCTGTTGTTTCGTAGACATCTTTGGTCATGTCTAAAGACCAAGATGTAGTACCTGCAACAGCAGTTACAGAACCAGAACCGTTATCAAATGATACAGAACCTTCTTCACCTCTTACTATGGCCATAGTTAAAAATAAGAATTTGGTTTTATATTAGCTCTTTTTGTCTTTTTTATCTAGTTTCTCTGATTTTTTTCTTTTCATGGCAGACTCACATCTGTTATCCCACAATGCCGGATTTCTTTTTCCTTTGACTTGCTCAATTATGTCGAGCATTTCTGAAGTGATTTCAGTCATAATTGTTCCACTACTTGAAAGTCTACTGTAATTCTACTCTGAAAATAACCCTCAGGCGCTGCTTGTTGTAATACAGTAGGTCCATTAGGTGGTTCAAAATATATTCCCTCTAAATTAATTTGTCTGTTGAATAAGTTTCTTAATCTTGTTCCTACAACCAAGTTTGCACCAATACCGACTCCTGTTTTTGTAAAAATATTTAGTGTTAATTGACCCCTTATTAAATTGTTTGAGGATGTGCTTCCTCCAAGTGTTATATATTCACCATTGTTAAATTCGATTTCTGACAATACAAAAGTTTTATCTGTTGTCGGTTTAAAAGGCATATTATTAAACACAATAGGAATTATTGGTGCATCTTCCAATTCACCTGACAACCTTTGCTCTATATGTTTTCTTATTGTATTGAGATCTGTTGCTGCCATTATTCTTTTGGTTTTATTTTATTTACAAGAATACTTACTGCACGAACCTGTGGGTCAGGCCAACCTGCACGTTTATCTTGTCTTGTTTTAAATGTACCACCCCAAGAAGGTGGTAAGTTAGTTCCGTAGGTAACTGCTTCAGCATAGGGCAAGTTATTAATTATGGAATAAGTATTGCCTGCTTTTTCATTGCGATAGTTTGTTCTTATTGCAGGTAAAGACGATCTGGGTAAACTTTGATTATTTTGAAATGGACCAAAAACATTTGGAACTGATTTACTGTTTTGTGAGATTTGCCAATTACCTCTAAACCTACCAGTATCTACAGGTGAACCTTCTTTTAATCTTGCGTCTAATTCAATTACAGCAAACCTAATGACTTTATTGAACTGTTCTTCAGTAAACCTACCAATATCTTTAATTTTAATTTTTCTCATGCTCTTAAATATAAAAAGTAATTTATATCTTGACCCTCCACCATGTCTTTATCAACAGCAATAATATTGTAAGCAACACCTGCGACTACAACTCTATCTGTTGGTGTAGGTTCAAAATCTATATCCCCTCTTGTTATTGTAAGTTTTTTATCATTTTGCTGTACTAACTCTGTTACGTCTGACTTTTTTACATTTTCAAAAAAACCAACAATTGAATGTTCTGTAATTGTTTCACTTATTGCCCCTTCTGAATCATCATAAATACCATGAGTAATTTGTTGATAGGTAACAGCACCACCAAAAGCTTTTAAAATATTGCTTGATGCTTGTCTGAAACCTCTAAACTTGCTCATTATATTTCGTAAGCAATAACTGAACCACTTGTAAGTTTTACAGAAGTCATATCAAATTCTAAAGAGACATTTGAGTTAAGCGTTATCGAAGTATTAGTACCAGTTAATACTTCAGACCCTAGTGTATGAATAACAGTATCTTCTAATGCTGTTATTTTTTTAAAACTTCCAGTATGAACTGAAGTGTTTGTAATAATTTTGGCTTTGGAAAAATAAGTCATTTTAACTCCTTTTAATAGCTATGTTTCCGGGTCCACTAATTCTAAGATCCCTAAAAAATCTTTCAAATAGCGGTGGTACTCGATCTGCACCGACAGCACCATAGAAATTTGGTGTTGCTTCTAGATTACCAAGTTTTACATTTTTGTAATCTTCAAGACCACTTAATCCTAATCCGTTTTTGTTGTTATTCAAATAAGTTGCCAAAATTGCTTCAGCTTCTTTAACTTCATCAGGTATTTCTGTAGACGTGTAGTAATCAGTAGTAACACGAAATGGAAATCCAATTGAATATGTATTTAAGTATCTGTCAGGTTTTCTTACACCGTCTCTTGGCCATTGCAGAGCTTGCGTATCTGTTGCTCTTGCACCTAAAAATCTTTCTCTATCAATTCTTTTTGTAGCAGTAACCAATGCTCTGTTTTTTTGATCGGTAGTTGCACTAGCCCAAGCTGTCACATCATCATCTTCTACAAGGCCATCAATCAAATCTTGAGCTTCCTGTAGTGTTATGTAACTGTTGGCTATGTTGCTTCCTACTGTCGTATGAATGGTTATTGCCATTGGTTTGTTTTTTACGTTTAATTTTTTTAATAGGAATGGTGGCTGATGTTGTTTCAGCCACTTGATTCCTTACTCGCCTAAAAGCAAATAGACCCATCTATTTCCTGAAAGCACTTACTGCAGTTGAACTGGTGACTCTAAAAATAAAAGTTCCAGAAGTATCTGCGGTTATATCAGGTTCGCCAACTATTGTGACGTTTGAACCTGCAGTCAAAGTAAACTTATGAGTACTTGCTGCTTTGTTTACAACTGTTAATTCAAAACATTGACCAACTTTGTTTTGAGTACCAAGTGCTGTGAGTATTTCAGCAGCAGTTGGTGTTGTAATTGCTCTGTTTCCTGTTGGTGTTCCATCAACTATGCCTTCAATAATTTCAGCAGCTGTTAATGTGTGAGCGCCATTTTCAGTCTTAATAACTTTAGTCTTTGTTAATTGACCAAAATTAGGATTCTGAAGTTCAAATAAACTTGCCATAATTAATCCTGAGTTGAAATGTTGGTAGCTCTAACGATACCAATGTTCTTTGTCTCGTAGACTTTCGACCACTTGCCTACTGTTTCCAATGTTGCTCTTGTTGGATTGACGTCTGTAGTTGCCCATTTTGCCCCTACTGGGTGGTAACAATAATGAAGATCAATAGCCATAGCATCAGATTTTGCCAAGATATCTCTATCTGTTTCTGTTGTTAAGCCTGCTTGCTCTCCACTTGCTACTGCACCTGCAGTAAAGAAATATGTAGCGTACTCAGTGCTTGAACCACTACCTGCAGTCTGTACATCATCTGAAACGATTACACGAAGTCCGCAGTATGTTGGCACTGTGTCATTACCTGCATTATAAGCCGGTGTGATAGTACCACCAGAAGCTGTTGCTGAACCTCCGTTTCCGTCGCCTGCAAGTACATAGTCAACCATTTTTCTTTCTACAAGATCATAGTAAACTTTACTGTGCATACAAACAGCAGTTAATTTGTCACCTGCATCACCAAGAATTGACCTTGCTTTTGCTACATGACGAGGTGCAAGGGTTGTAGGTGTGTCTGCAGAACCGCCATCAATCGTTAAATCGAAAAATGCAGCGCTAGCAGATGTGCTATTAACACTACCAAAAACACCTGCAAGACATGAAAGCAAATCTTTCTGTCTTTGGTTTGCAATATATGCCCCTACTTTTTGACCAATCGCAGCCATAGGGTCACTACCTGCTGCAAGTGCAGCTAAGTCTCTTGATTCAAAAGCACGACCTCTGTGTAAAATTACACCAACTTGCTTGTCTGAACCAATTTTGCCGGGGACAAGAGATGAAGAATCTGAAAGAACTTCAAAATCTCCCTGCAGATCAGCAGAGAAAAAAGGTATATTGACGAAATCACCACCTTCAGTTGCATTCAGTTCTGCCATTGGTGCAACAACACCGCTTGCAAGAAAACTATCTCGAAGAGTAGTTTGCTGAATAACGTAAGGTGTAAAAACCTCTGGGATGATAACGTCACTTCTTAATACAGCCATTTCAAAGGATAATTAAAAGTAAACGGTGTGGGCGTAACCCTATAAATAAAACTTATAAGCGTAACCTATAAATTTTTTTTCTGCGTAACAGATTTATTTAATATATTAGCGAGATTCGGCAATATTTCGCAACTTTTGCCATGTTTCTACACCATATTGTTTAGCTATTCTTGATTGTTCTGTTATGTTTTCGCTATTTTTAAGAAATGGTTTCAACATTTCCTCAGTATAACCATCACTTATACTTGGCTTAGATATAGGGGCACCTCCTCCACTTATTGTTTTATTTTTCAATAAATAAGGTTTTTCTTTTTCAAGTTTTGTTTTTACATATTCTGCAACTGGCAATTGCTCATATCCGTCAATAACTACAGGTCTGCCATCTTTTATTTGTATTTGATCTTTTGGTACAAAGTTGTTTAGCACCAACTCAGGGTCATGAGTCAATTCAGTTAATGCTTGAATTGACGGTGCAATAAGTTCTAATTCTTTGTTTCTTGCTTCAAGTTCTGCTATACGCTGTTTGTCAGATGCACTTTTTTCTCTGTATTGCTCTTCCATTGCCAACTTTGATTCTTCATATTTACCTGCATCTTCAAGTTTCTTTTGTTCTGCCTGCCTTTTAAATTCTTTTAATGACTCATAATCATCTGGCTCAATTAATTCTTTTTTCTGCATTTTGCCAATTAATTCTCTATTTTTTGCTTCTAGTTTTTGTATAGATTCTTTCAATGCTTGAACCTCAGCATCATTATTAGGTGCTGCAGGTGGTGTTGCTTGATTTTCTTCAGCCATAAATAATTAGATATTATAATTAATTATACTACCATTTTACTTTTGCTGCCCAAAATGCAGCACTCATTTTACCTTTGGCTATGTTTTTAGCGTGACGAGCAAGAAAACTTTTTCTTCTTGCTTTCCCTTTTTCTGTTTGTGGATTTTTCCCTGCTCCACTTACTCCTTGCTGACCAAATCTTATAAGTTTTATTTTATCGCCTTCTTTTGCTAATACTGCATGACTTGAAGTCTTATGATTAGGTGTTCTTTTAGGTTTGTTATATCCCGAGAATGTTTCATTCCCACGCTTGACTGTCATTTTCTGCCTCTAGCTTTATTATAAATATCCTTATCAACTTTTCTTGCAGGACCACCACGCATATATGAGTTTACTCGACCCATTGACCATGCACCCATACTGACATTACGACTACCTCCAGACAAATAAGCACCTTGACCTTTTCTGTAAACAGCTGCAAGTTCACCGTAAGTAAACTTAGTTCCTTCGGCCTTTTTTCTTAGTGCTTTTTTTGTTGCTTCGTTTAACGGTTTTCTTCGACTTTTTTGTGGCATCTTGTTCAATCCTTGATTTTTGTACAGCTTTAATATCAATATAAGCACCTGCTTTGTATAACGCAGCAGTGCGTTTGATTTCAGCAGCTTTTTTTGCTTTGTTTTTAGTATTAGTCAGATAAGCTTTTGGAATACCTGTTTTCTTATCCTTTGGTACTTTGCGAAGTTTAGGCACTATTTTTTACCTTTTTTTTTCTTTTTCTTACCTTTTGGTTTCATAGACCCATAGTGACTTGGCATAATTTTAAAAAGCAACTAAGTCAATACTAACTGTTTTTTGTTAATCTTTCTAGTTCTTCAAGTGATAATTCTGTGCCATCTGACCTTACAAACTGACGAAATACCTCTGTAGGACTTTTCCCTTTCTTTATTTGTTTTCTAAATAATGCTGATCTTTTCTTTCCAAATACTTCATTTTGTAAACTTACAGGCTGTGACGCAAGCCAAGATGGGTAAGTAGTATTTGCAGGTACAGTTTTTCCAACTTGAGCAAGGCCAGTTTTACTTGGCCTTACTCGTGCAATATTCAAGTCATCTCGAGTTAAACCAAACTCATCTAAAAAACTATCACTTATAACTGCAACTGTTACTGATCTACAGTTAAAGTGTTGTGGCGGCTGTGGACCCTTCCCATAATCAAATATTTGGCCATCAAGTCTTGCACAGATTGCTGAAGTCCGACTATCAAGTGTTGCCACATATCTGTACTGATCGGTTATATCAGAATTTGCTTGATAAACTTTCTGTGTTGCAGCATTACTTACTTGATTAATTGAAGTTCTAACAATTGTAAGTACTTGATTATTTGCTAATTTTGTTAATTGACCACCTGCTGCTATTACCTGTCTTACATTTCCCTCTTGATTAAACTGAAGCCTACCTTTCAAACGTCTGGCTATGTTTTGTGTAGTTTCGCCAGTTAATAAACCATTTCTGACAGTTCTTGTAAACAAATCAGCTTGCTGTGTGGCTAAACCTCTAAACGCTTTTTGTACAGTTGCACCGTTTGGTAGCGTTATCACCGCACCTTCTCTAGCTGTTAATGAAAAAGTTGGTCTTGGCCCTGTAACTTGTGCTGTTAATTCTTCAGGCAAGGTAAAAACATTTACACGAGTCGGGTCAGTTGTTACAACACTTTGAGCAAACTGCGGACTTATTTCGACAGTTCGAACCGCAGCCTTTGCTGCATCTGATGGTAAAACCTTTCTTAATTGATCTTGTATAAACTCACTTTGCAGTACAGCAAGTCCTTGTAATTGTTCTTGTGTGACAGTAGTGCTATTTATAGCCCAAGTGCCAAGACTATCTTGCAATTGGGCGAGCAAAGTTCGAAGTCTTAACGTAGTGCCGGGCGAAGTCACTTCATCAATTGCTGCTAATTGAAATGAAGCATCCAAAATAATATCGTTATAAGCATCTATAACTCTTCTTGCTACACCATTGCTATATCTATTCAGATTTATAGCGTTTCTGTATAACGCTTCAGGAATCGCTTGATCTCTTGGAGCCATTATTCATCAGACTCATCTTCAGGCTCAGCGGATTTTGTAGGCATTGTAGGATTTGCCTCCTCTTTTGGCTGTGCCATTTCTACCATTCCACCTGATTCTGTGCTTTCAATTTCTTCTTCAACATCAAAATCATCACCTAAAACTTCACCTTCTGATAATTGATTCAAGAAAGTTTTCTGTGATATTTCATTAGCTGCACGAACCTGCAGTAATGCTTGTATTTCTTGAGGGTCAAGTCGCTGTGACAAGAAGTCTCTGTTCACAAAACAACTACCTCCTTCCTGATTAATAAATTGGCCATGATACGTTAAACAGTTATCTATCATATCTTGCATCTGTTGTGCTACGACCATCATTGTCGAGTCGCCCTGTGATCTGTCAATTCTTTTTGATTCAGCAGTTTCTGCCGATAATTTTTGGCCAAGTACAGCAGCTAAACCTAACTCATTGATTTGACTTTCAACTTTATCTAACGCTTTAAACTGTGCATCATAACTTTTACCATCAGGCTCAATATATTCTGCACGACCATCTGCAGGGAAAGCTATAGCTTCGCCGGGACCTGCTGATACTTCCTCTGCCTGTTGAGGAAAACCAAAGAAAGCAAGCATTGGTACAGCAGATATATGAAGTTGATTATATAAATCTGATAGCATCTGATATGCTTTCAGATTTAATTCTGCAATATCAGACATTGGAGGTCTTGATTCCATAAAGTTAACTCTGTTTGAATACGCTACAGAAAATGGTATTTCTGAAAGTGATGTGGTTCCCTCTTCATATTTAACAAATTTATTATTTCTATCTTTTCTGTGAATCTCAAAAGCGCCGGGTGTAAGTAATCTGACTTGATCTACAATTTTTTCACCATATTCACCATCAGGTTCTGAAACTTTTTCAAGTAGTCGAAGTTGCGTAAGCTTTAATTTACCTTCTGACATTTCAGTTCTCCAACCTAATATTTCTCGTGGTGTATATGAAACCCAGTATGGCCTACCTGACTGACCACCACTTGGTGCATCTACAAGTACACCAACATGACCATACCTAATCATTTTTCTTGCAGTCTCGTATGTCCAGACATTCAAATCATTTCCTTGCAAGTCAACATCAAACAACTGAAGTCTTAAATTATCTGAAGTATCATTTAGTCTTACTGGTTTTCTTGTAAGCATGCCAGATAACATTCTTTCAAGCCGCAAGTAATATGGAGGGCAAACAGAACGAGCCAATCTGTTATCGTAAGCTTCATCTATTTCTCTTGGTTCTTGAGGTAAGTAGCGTCTATGCTTTGACCTCATCTCAAAACTACCACCTAATAAATCTTCAATTAAAATCCAATGAGCTTCTTGATTAAACCAAGAATTATTTGGGTCATTTATTTCTGTACCTCTATTGTTTCGACTTGTCTTAGTGTTGTAGTTATAGCCAGAGTACATTTGAAAGTCCTTTAATTAATTTTAGTGTACAGCAGTTTTTAGTAAAGCCTAATCCCTGTTCTGCGACCTGCACCTAAATGTAGTGGATTGAACAGCCGCCAACAGATATATCCAAGTGCGTCTACCATGTGGTCATAACCTGCCTCTTTGTCAGGTTCGCCCTTTTCAGTATAACTTTGTAGTTCTATACACTCAATTAATTTTTTTGCAGAACTATGAATTTTTAATCTATTTTTACCTTTGCCATCTTCAAATAATCGCTGCACAGAATTAACTCTATCTCTTACTGGTGGATTTGATGCTGCGGATTGATTAACAAATCCGTAGCCTTCAAGTATTTGGATGTCGGTTTTCGTAGCATTTGTGCTTCTATTACC